GATATTGTTACAGTGCCTTCCATTGTTTTAAAAATTAAAAAGCGCCTCAATTCTGTGGGAACATCGGCGCTTAAGTTTATAAATATTCAACCACTTCCCACAGTTGGTTAAACCTTGTTTTATTGAATTGCTAAAGTAATATATTGTTTTTGTATTGCAAAATTTATGTTATAACCATCCCGGTAATTTCACGGTCTTTGCCTTCATTGTCGGTGAAGCCGGTTTCAACTTTATCACGCCAGCCCATGTTTTTTAGGGCGAAGATTGAACCTGTACACTTATCGCTATGCAGATTTATCTCGTACTGATTTTCTACCCTTAACTGTGCATTTTTTATAATGTAAGAGAATTTACCCTTTTCAGCGTAATCATAGATTGATTGTCTGGATCCAAAACCTAAAAATAAAGCCAGCCCGGTAATCGTTACAGGTTCAGGAAACCTTATCCAATCTTCGTAATCTGGCATATCAGGTAACTTTGATTTTACTATCCCTCTTTCACCTTTTACGTAAACAAAGTATTCTTCAATCTTTGCTTGAAGTTCCTCTGCTGTTTCATATTTTGCTGGAGCGCCTGCCATACCTTAAAATTACACAAAAAACTTTAACGGGCAAAAAAATATTGTGGGTCAAACGACTTTTGCAACATCGTTGCAATTACAAATAATTACAAACCAATTACACGCTGAAACCATTACTGGTATTGATAATTACAAAAATTACAAAATTACAACACTAAGAGAATAATATAAAATACAAATAATAATAATAATCTATTTTATTTTATTAGTAAACTTGTAATTTTTGTAATTCCTTTGTAACATAATTAAAACCAATAGATTAGTCCTGACAAAACTTTGTAATTTTCTGTAATAATTACAAATTATTGCAGTTTTTCGTAACTCTTATCTTGTATTTGTTTAATATAACCTTGCTTATACTTCCGGTTAAACGATACCTGAAAGTAAGTATCTGACAATTTTAATTCCTTTGAAATATCCTTTGCCTGCTGTAAAGTAAACCGTTCAGGCAGCATTTTAAGCAGCCTGCTTTCCTTTTCATTCAGGTTAGTTAATGCCTCTTCGCTGATATTTACTATCAGTTTTTTAGCCTCATACCTGAAATAATTATAAATCTTTTCAGCATTATTAATACATTCCTCATCAATCTTTGGAGCCTCCTGGTTTTTAATGATAGCGCATAGCAAAACGAACCGGCCAAAGTAAGCGTACAGCTTACCTAAGTAGCCCACAAACATTGCGCTTTCATCTCCATCCTTAATATTTTTTATTAACTCATTACTTTGCGCCGTCAACTTAGCCGAAACCTTATTGTATAATAGCTTTGCAGATTCTTTGAACGGAATAAAAACCTGTTGATCTTCATTAAAATATTCGCATCCCTCTTTAAATAGCCGCCTTACAATTTCCTTCCAATCATTACACACCTCTTTCTTTTGGCTGAAATGGTCAACAGTTTCGTTAAGGTGTATGTAGCTGGATGATGTGAATAAAAACCTGTTAAGTAATCCGCTGGCAATCGTGTCTTTATTAAACATCTCATTAACCCTATCCGCCTGCATACCTGCCAATATACTTATGGAAGGATTAACAACAAACCGCTCCCGGTCGCTGTCAACTCTTAACTCATTAAATGTTTTACCGTTCCATGCCTCATTCCAAAAGTCAACAGAATTGTTTTCTTTTTTGTAGGCACCCCCGCTGTAAAGTTTTTTACCCTCGTCAAAGTATATCCCAAATCCTGCAGGGTTGTTTTCTGCATACTTCATAAAAGCCTCAAGTGTTCCGTTGGTAGCATTACGGATTGTACGTGTCGGCATAGGATCAGTAAATTCATATTTCTGCCGGGCTGCTTTCTCTTTATTTTCGTTCCAATCCTTTAGCCTTGTAACATAATCTTTTCGTAATAATTCATCCTGCTTTGAAATAATATCCCCGCAAAGTTTATCATAAACAACCGTTTTACCTAAAGAGGACGGCCCCAGCATCATAGCGTAGATGATTGATTTTATCCTTCCGTTTAGTTCCGTTCGATACATATTCCCCGAAAGGCTGGCAATAGTAAAAAGCCCGGTGGCACCAAAGAAATTAACCGGTACAGAATATTCATTTGCCAGGCTGATAAAAGATTGTTTAATTTCTTCGCCAAATATTTCTAAAGGAAAATCAATTGTTTCTGACTTTGTTTTTATTAAACTCATTACTTCCAGTTTATTGGATAATTAAAATCTTTTTTGCACCATACCCGGCTATCATTAACGCTGTCTAAATAGCAATTTTCAGGCACCGTATCTCTACATTCATTATTGGTAAACATTTCGTCAGCATCTAATACTGTCCATGTGTATTCCGGTGCAATAATCCACATAAAAAAAGCCAGCAGCTTTGATGAAACCTGTATTTTATAAGGCTTTTCGCCAATGTAGGTATCTTTTCCGAACTGATAAATATATTGCCTGAGTAGCTTTTTACTTATTTTCCCCAGCATCCACTTTAGTTGCTTAAAGTTATACGGCGGTTTAGGTATTGGCATAGTGTTGAATTGTGCTTTGTAAGAACGGTAAACGTTTTCTATTGGTTTTTTAATATCATTATCAGATATACTTGTTTTATTGGAGTAGTAATTTATAGCCATCTGAATACAAAAATCTTTACTCATACCGACGGTGTTGCAATACCCGGCAACATGCACAAGGTGCCAATGTTTTGAACCATCTGCAAACTCTAATTTAGTGGTGGCAAATTGTACAGCGTGCATAAATGTTTGGTAGCTATCAACACTGGATGAATATTTTACAATCATATTACCACCGTTCTTTTTTTCTTTAAGGTATTCTTCAGATGGTAATGTAATTGGCACCGCCTCAAAATCTTCTTTAATCTTTAATTCAGGATCGTAACTTATAAACCGCAGCCTTACAATATCCTTACCGCTCTTATCAATAACAATATTCAGCAGGTTTTTAAACTCCCTTTCAATGGAATAAAACACATCCTTATGATGCCCTGGTATTATCTTTAGTACAAAAGCCAACCCATTAAAAGATGCTGATAAAAAGCAGCATAATACTTTATCGCTCTTAAATATTTCATCTCTTAATTTACCCCAATCTTCTATATTTGGATTATGGTCTTTATCAATATCAAAAAGTATTAAGCCGGTATGATTAACAACATTTGCTTCTTTGCGCCAATCCTTACAAACAGCCGAAATAGTTAATGAAGGTAGGTATTTAGCTTTGAAAATATTTCTTTCTTTGTGGTCTGTTATCTCCCGGCATTGTTTTATCAGGTCAGCATAATAACCGTCTTTTATTTTTTGCATCTCACTTTCAAAAGTGGTGTCAAATGGAATACAGCCGGGGTGTAATACACCTTCTTTATTGGTGTGTGGCAGGTATGAGGAAATAGTTATCGGCACATTTTTATTTTTTCGTGGTTAATAAACATTGGTTGCCTGCTATCCCAAATAATATAAGTATTGATTGTAAGCCTTGCAAACTGATTATTATCATGCCTGTATTTTTGTAACTCCCCAAAACCAAACGATTGATAAAGAAATGAATTTACGTTATTATGAGCGCCTGCGGAACCGGATAAATCCACATCATGCTTATGCACCATTGAACCCTCATCTAAATAAAAGCCTGAAATCTGTGGGTAAATAAAAACAAGCGGGTTGCATCCTTTGAAGGTAAGTTTTGTATAATCGGATGCCTGGTTGCACCACTTCGCAATATCACCACCACGTTTAACATTAGTCTTTTTTAATTCAATACCCATTGGATAAAGTTTATCATTATCTGTGTGGTGAAACATCATTATATCAATGCGGCGTTTTCTGCAATCGGAGGTTATTTCAAAATCAACATGAAACCATTTAGAGAAGTAATTTATAAGCCTGTCCTGTATATCCGCTTCCGTTAAAACTTCATACGTTCCCCTATCCTTAATATCCATAAAATAAAAATAGCTTCAATAAGTTAATGCGATTGCGCCGCAAAAACCTAAAGAAGCCAAAAAGTTTATCGTTGTAATTGCGCAATAATTACAGTGTAAAGTTACGTAGATTTTGCCATAAAATCAAAGTACCATTCAAAAAACTGTTGTATCGTATAAATGAACTCATACACCCCTCCAGCCGATCGCTCCAACGCCTGCTCCTTTAGTTGATGTACAGATGGTTTATCATTACCAGCCTTCACTTCAAACATACATGCCCTGCCTTTAATCGTTGCTGATATATCAGCCGTTCCCCGGCGTGTTGTACCGGGTATGTACTTGCTAACTGTTAATACTGTACCTGATGCCTGCCGTTGTGGTGCCTTAACTATCCGGCCCGTTGTGTTAATACGTGTTGCCCGGTGTCCTTCCCACGTCAGGAAGTTCACAATAGCCCTTGTCAGGCCATTGGCTTTTGTTACTGGCGGGTACATTATCTTCTGTGATTCCCCGCCACTCGCTGCGAAGAACCCCGGAGCCGTCCGTTGCTGCCATCTGTGATGCGATTGCCGGTAGGTGTCAGTCCAGGTCATTTACTTAAAATTTATTATCGT